GATACTGGCAATGTTAGATACAAAGCTAGAGAAAGATACGTATTTGGCGTATCTGACCCTAGAGGTATCTTCTCATCTCCAGGTGCTTAATCAGTAAGCAACTAAATATTTAATGGGGCCGGACACAATTCGGCCCCATTTTTAATACAGGCTTCGAAAACCATGAAAACATTCAATATCAAAATAAGAGCATACGGCTACTGGGCAGAGTTTAATGTTCAGGCTTTAGATGAGGCTAAATCGTTGGAAAACGCTATAGTTGACAAGCTAGGAAAAAATGATATAGTTTGGGACAAATCAGAGTTTTATTCTCTGACTAGAAAATGGTTGACTTTTGAGGAGGTCAAAGATGCAAACACTACGAGACCTATACAAACAAAAAAGGTCCTTGGAGTTGAACTGGGAGCAGGAGCATCTTAACGAGGGTAGATATACTCTTGATATGGTCAAGATTGATCATAAAGTTAAGCAAGTAATTGCTGACATTAAGATGAAGGAAGCTGAGTTAGCACACCATGTTAACAAAGTTGAAGACGCTGCACCGGAAGTTTCTGTAGCTACTTAATAAAAGCTACATCGCTGAAATCGTACTTTCTCGTAAGGCTCTCTTGCACTTCATATAAAACTACTATATAAATTACCCACTATACATTAAAACAATAAAATAAATATAGACGCGTATAGTCGACACACCCTAGGTGACTATATTTATGTATTCTAGGAGGAATATAAAATGGCAACAACTACTTTTAGCGGACCGATTAAATCTGGAACTGTTAGAGAAGGGGCAAGTGAAAACTTAGGTTTTACTTTAATGTCTCAATCAGCAGTAATAGATATTATTGGTGCAACTAATACAACTACAATAGGAATCATTCCTGCAAATTCACAAATCGTGGATGTTATTATGAACGTAACAACTGTTTCTAATGATGGTGGTACAGCCACGGTTATTATTGGTACTGCGGCGGATGACAATGCATTTATGAGTGCAACAAATGTTAAAGCAGCAGCTGTAACTCATACAGGCGGAACAACTGCTCTAGCGAATGATATTGGAACGACTGACACAGCTGTTACTGCAACGTACACAGCAGCTAATGGTGATGGTACAACTGGAGTCGCTACAGTTACTATTTTGTATATGCAAAATAATAATTTAAGTTAATAATTAATTTATTGTGGGGCTTCGGCCCCGCATAAATTTAAGGAGAAAAAATTATGTCAAGTTCATTAACAACGGTTAAACAAACTATACCTTTAACTGCAGATGGTTTAGCGCAGAAGTTTGTTGGTACAAGTGCTACTAATATTACTAAAGCTAGAATCATGAGCGTTTTTGCTCAAGCTAGTGATGCTGATGCTGAAATAAAAATTTATGATGAAGCATCTGATAGCTAAAACAGCTTCTAAGTTAGTCTTTCATGGTAAGTTTTCAACTGCTGCCAACCACGTGCACAATTTTGATATCGCAGGTCAAGGTATTAAATGTGATGCAGGTATGTATGTTGATTTAACTAATTGTGATTTTTGTACTATCATAGGCGCGTTTACATAATAGAGGTAGCCCATGCCAAATATTACTTCAGGATCTTATTTATTTGATAAGAACTACAGCGTTGACGTCCTTATTGAGGATGCTTACGAACGTATTGGCTTACAGGGTGTTTCCGGATATCAATTAAAATCAGCAAAAAGATCTTTAAATATTCTATTAGCTGAATGGGGAAATAGAGAATTACACTATTGGGAAGTTGCTAATCAAAACGTACCTTTAATTAATGGTGTAGCAGTCTATACTTTTTTTCGTGAGCCTGTTGATGGAACACAAACAAGTAGAATAAGCACAACTTTATCTGCGGCTATAACTTCTACAACAGCTACAACTGGAATAACTTTAACATCAATTGCAAATCTTCCTACATCAAGCCTTAGTTTAATTATTGTCGATAATGAACAAATAGCTTATCACGGTATTTCTGGAACAGAATTAACTGGAGTAGTAAGAGGAGTTAATGGAACTACAGCTGCAACACATAGTAATGGTGCAACGGTAAATCAATTCGTAAGTGGTATGGATGATATTTTAGAAGCTAGTTATAGAAATGCTTCTAATGTTGATGCACCCTTAACAAAAAGAAGTAGATCACAGTATCAAGCTCTTGCTAATAAAACAGATACAGGAACACCAACTCAATATTTTGTAGAAAGATTCATTGATAGAGTTACAATGACTTTATTTTTAACACCAGGAGCTTCAGTAGCTGGTCACCATATTAATTTTTATTATCAAAAAAGAATACAAGACGCAGGCGTTTATTCAAACGCTGCTGATGTGCCCTATAGATTTGTACCGTGTATGACAGCAGGTTTAGCTTTTTATTTGTCACAAAAATATGCACCACAAAGAACCCAAGAATTAAAACTTTATTACGAAGATGAATTAAAAAGAGCACTAGCAGAAGACGGTTCTTCATCTAGTACATTTATAGCACCTAAAACATATTACCCAGGAGTATAATGGCTTCGTTCTCATCAGGAAAATACGCATTAGCTATTTCAGACAGATCCGGTATGGCATTTCCATACGATGAAATGGTTACAGAATGGAATGGTGCATTTGTTCATTTTTCAGAATTTGAACCTAAACAACCACAACTTGAGCCCACACCCGTTAGTGCAGATCCTCAAGGTCTAGAAAAAGCAAGACCTGCAAGAACAGAATTTCCAACAGAAGATTTTTTACCAGAAAATCCTTTTGTAACTGCATCTAATACTACATTAAAAATTAATTTTCCAAATGGTGATTTACAGGTAAATGATTTTGCAAGATTTAGAGACGTTAAATCTCCGGTAGGTGGTGTTGCAATATCAACATTACAAATGTCTACAACATTAAATGGAGCAATAACAGATACTGCTACTACAATTAATTTAACTGATGGATCCCAGTTCCCTACTTCAGGTTTTATTATAATAGAAAAAGTTTTAACTTCTTCCGATACAACAGACCTACTTCTTGTTGGAACATATCAAAATGAAGTTATACAATACACAGGAAGATCTACACATCAATTAACAGGTTGTACTAGAGGAACAAGTGCACCTTACAGAGGAGCTTCTCCCAAATCAACAGTTGCCGGATCTCATTCTAATTTAGCAAAAGTTTTTGGTAGTTATAAAGTTGTTTCTTTAAATGAAACATCAGTTCCAAGTGCAGGTCAACCATCTACAACTACACAATTTGATGGTATAAATGTTACATTAGTCAATGCTGCTAGCAGCACAGAAACAGGGGGCGGTTTTCAGTGTACAATCGGACCCTTAAATGATAGAGCTTAATTATGTCAGGAATTAGTTACTCAACTTTAGTTACACAAATCAGAGGCTACACAGAGGTAGACTCTAATGTTTTAACTACAGATGTTTTAGAAAATATTATTTTAAATGCACAGCAAAGAATATTCTTAGATGTGCCTATGGACTCAGATAGATTTGTACAAGAAGGTACTCTGTCTGCGGGTAATAATTCTATTAATGCTCCAGCAGGAGCTGTATTTATTAGAGGTATAGAAGTATTTGATTCTACATCTGCTACAACAGGCTCTGGTAGTTGGTTAGAGAAAAAAGATCAAACTTATTTATCAGAGTATTTAGACAGAAGCACAGGACCTGGAGGCTTTGGTACATCAGGAACTGTAGTAACAGGACTACCTAAATATTACGCAATGTTTGGTGGTGCTACAGGTTTAAGTGATACTACATCTGGAGCTATGTATTTAGCTCCTACACCGGATCAAGCCTATAAATTTAGAATATATTATAATAAAATGCCAGCTACTTTAGAGTCTGATAATCAGACTAATTATATAAGTTTAAACTTCCCTCAAGGTCTTTTATATGCCTGTTTAGCTGAAGCTTATGGGTATTTAAAAGGTCCAACGGATATGTTGACATTATATGAGCAAAAGTATAAACAAGAAATACAGAAGTTTGCAGGAATACAATTAGGTAGACGAAGACGAGACGATTATACGGATGGAACAGTTAGAATCCCAGTCAAGTCACCGTCTCCATAAGAGGATTAAAATATTATGGCAATAACATCAGCAATATGTAATTCATTCAAAGTAGAAATCTTACAAGGTGGACACAACTTTAACGATGCAAGTGGTGCACCAACAGGTAACGCATTTAAATTAGCTTTATTTTCAAGCAACTCAGCTTCATTAAGTAAAACAACAACTGTTTACACAGCACCTTCATCTGCTAATGCAGTTCCAACTAACACGTTGGAAGTTAGTCAAAGTCAAACTGATGGCGGCGCGTCAAATAGTGGTTACACTGCAGGCGGAATAGCATTAACACCATCAGCTGATCCAGTTTTATCTAGTGATACAGCATGTGTAAAATTTAATGATGTTAGTTTTACTTCAGCTACATTTACAGCAAGAGGTTGTTTAATTTATAATTCAACAGCAGTTACAGGCTTTACAACTAACAGAGCGGTTTGTGCTGTAAATTTTGGTGCCGATAAAACTGTAACGAGCGGAACTTTCACAGTTCAATTCCCAGCTCAGACTGCAGGAAACGCAATCGTTCAAATAGCTTAGGAGGGTTACCATGCCCGATGTATCTTCAGGATGGGGTCGACTTACCTGGGGTCAAGCAAATTGGAACTCAGCTACTGTTTTTAATGAAGGTTGGGGAGCTAAATCTTTTGGTGAAGATTCTTGGGGTGATCTTTCTAATTCAAGCATTTTACTTACAGGATTATCCGCAACTGCAGCCGTTGGTTCACCAGTTGTAGAACTAAGACCTGGTTGGGGTACACTATCTTGGGGTATTAATGGTTGGGGTTCTGTAGAAGAAGCTAACGAAACATTACCAGGATTTTCATTAACATCAACAATAGGAACATTAACTGTAGCCGATCAAGTAATGGGCTTAACAGGCGTATCTTCTACAAGTACAGTAGGATCACTTACTGCTAGTTCAAGTTTATCTTTAACATTACCTAATCAAAGTATGGTGTCTTCGTTAGGTCTTTTAGGAACAGAAGATTCTATAGGTTTATCTGGTCAATCTGCAACTTCTGCTGTTGGAAGTATTACTGCTTCTCCAGAAACTTTTGCAAGTCTTGTAGGATTAGGCTTATCATCAACAGGTTCTGTTGGTGAAATTGAAATAAACTCTAATTTAATATTACCTATATCCGGTGTGTCTGCAACTTCCTCAGTAGGAAGTATTTCACCAGCAGACGTAATGGGATTAACAGGACTATCTTCATCTTCTGCTATTGGTTCATTAACAACAGTGCAAGTAACTAACGCAAGTCTTGTAGGATTAGGTTTATCTATAACAGCTGAAGTAGGGGCGTTTAATGCTATCCTAGGATATGCTAATGTAGA